GAAAAGTAATGGAGAAAACTGTTGTAGAACTCCCTAAAGGTAGAGCTCCAACTAGTTATAAATCTCGACGCCAAGCTCGTCCTAAGAAGGAGAAAGGGTTGCGTTTGAGTGAGGGTTTGGGCGAAAAGCCCGTAGTTGTTCCCTTTAAAAAACAACAAGAAGTTCGAGAAGTTAGATTTCTCGATAACGTTAAAAATTATGGTTTGGCCTTACCACAGCGTTTGGAAGAAAGTTTTTCTTCCCGCTATAAAGTCCATGTTCTTCCTAATCAAGGTAACACTATTTACCATCCTATATCTTCTGGTTTCCGTTCTTTGGCGACTGCGAGGGGATTTGGTAAATTGTATGCTTTGGGTGTTCGTCATGTAGTCAGTGTTTATGGCTCTGATCGTGATCGATCAGTTTTGGAAGTTTTAAATCGACGTGTTAAGCTTGAGGATCAATTGCAACTCACTGTTAGTGGTGTTATGGTTGTTCCCCAAGATATTGTGCGCCGGTTGAAAGCTAATCCGGAAGTTAGTAAGAATTTTAAAATTGGGTTGTTACTGGTTGACGTTTATGACGTGGCCGGTTTGCAGCAATCCAAGTTTAGTTTGGAGTTTTTGCGTGGTTTGGTCGATTTAGGACCCGTTTGTGTTATCGCTCACCCTTTTTTGGGTGCTTGTGGTACATTGGATAATGAAGGTGCTTGGATCCGTTGTTCGGATGGTGCCATTTTGTCTCGTCCAGATGCGGTTACACCTTCTTATTCTAGTCATTATGATATTAATTGGCTTCTCACGGACGGCGTTGCCACAGGGTTTGCTTGGACAATGTTTGAGACCGTGGGTAGTTTTCGGTTAACTATAGTTTTGGAGACCGACTTGATGGGCGTTAAACGCATTGAGCCGGTGTCCGAAATAGGTTGGGAATTGCTCCCTGTCCCGGATCTCAATGGTAGTTTACGAACATGGGTTTTTACAAATTTTCCTTCTGTTATTCAACAGCATTGCTGGCATTGGTTTTTTAACCATCGTAAGGTCATTATTGATACACGTCTGGTTAACGATTTGGTTAACTGGGCTTTATTTAAGAATGTTGATATTTATACTGTTAGAATGATGGTTGCTCGTGCCCGAGATTTGTTGGGTCAACGTGCTCACTATCGTGTTTTAGTTGAGTTGTTCCCGGTTGAGGTTAGTGATTTACTAGAAGGGTGTGTCTTAAGTGCCCTTGTTAGAAAGCAACAAACCAGGCTTGATACTCTGATAGCTATGAATTTAGCTATAGGGGATCAGTTTGTTGGTTTGAATTATCAACAAAAAATTTTTGGGCAGACTCCTTTGGCGGTTGGTTATGATTCGAAGTTTTTAACGTTATTCAGCTTGATTATATTTGGTTTGGCACTGATTGTTATTTTTGGTTTTGGGACTTATCCATTTTCTATGGTTAGTCCTGGTTCCATTTATTTGATTTTTGGTGCTCCGTTAATTGAAGAGAGTTTGAAAAGGTTACCGTCCCCTTTGGGTGGATTGTGCCTTTGGTTTATTATAATTATTGAGACTATCAAGATAATATTAGACATTGGGTGGTTGGTATCACCTATTTTTGCTGTAAACTTGTGTTTTCAGCATATTTTGGTGCACCTTGTTCTGAGTGTGCTTCCTTTTGATGTCTCTGTTATTTTGCATGGTGCTTTGAATTATATTATTTTAACTGGCATTTTTACCTCGAGTACTTTTGGGGTTTATTATGATTGTTACCGTTGGGTATCTGTTTTGGGTATTTGTGTTGCTGTTGCATTCATGGTTGCGTGGTTAATTACGTACTTTCTTTCTTTTTTAAATTACGGTCCGTTGAAGTCAAGCTGGAGTTTATTTCGCAGACATTATTATGATCAGCCATGGGGTTCGCGATTAGGTGTTAACGATTCAGTTATAACCTCTTCCGATTTTATCCTGGATGATGGTATTGTTTTGAAACAGGTTATTCCAATGAATATCCCAGTTCCATCTATTAGTGCACGTTATATGCGCGTTGAGGATAAGGATCATTTATTGGATCAATGTTGTCATGACGAGATGACTCGAGAGAAGATATACTTCCTTAAACCGGTTAATAGTCCAGGTTATTCCCCAGCGCATAGTGATGCGAATATGATTTCTGTTATTCAGAATCGTCTCTTGCGTCAACCTCCATGTGATTTGGAGTTAACTGCTGATGCTTGGGGACATATTTTACGTTTGGACCTTGGTGCCTATGATGACATCAAGGTTGTCCATGGTAAGACTGATATGCCTGACTACTACCGTTTAAAAAAACAATTGAATTCTGGTGAAGCTGGCCTTAGTTGGGTCGGCGATAAGGACCTTGATTACTTATATGAATCTGGGGACCTTGACCAGGATGAGTTGTTGGATCAATGGCTTAAAAATTTTGAAGGGGATAAGATGCGTTATAATCGTGCCCTTGAGGCTAGCCGATTGCTTAAAATGACTGATATAACTTATGATAGTAAATATTATTGGAAGACGGAGGTATTTGTTAAGACTAATGAACTTCTCTTCCAACGGGACGCTAATGGGGATCCTAAAATGAATCCTCGTCCGATAGCTTATGTTTCCCCGGTTGTGCAAGCGGATATTGGCCCACAAATTTTTTCTTGTTTTTTGAGATTTAAGGAAGTTTTTTCCCCTATAAGAGAATTTGAATCTAATCGATTCATGGGAGATGTTGGTAAAGTTGGTGATCGCATTCCAGTTCATTTTTGTTATGGTGGCGCGTCGAATGACGCTGAGCTATCATGTTGGATGAATTTGGTTTTGCGCCATTCGACTCCAGCTCTCTTTTTATTGGTTTCTGGTGACGATATTGTCACCATTATTGTTGATGGTAAAGGCTATTTTCAGACTGCTGAGGCAGATATGACTATGTTTGATCAGAGTCAAGGAGATTATGCCTTACGTTACCAGATTTGCATGATGGTGGCCATGGGTTTACCGTGTAGTGAAGCTTATAAATTGGATCGTATTCATTATAGTTCTTATCTTTGTCCATTTAAGAATAAAGATATGGGAATCTTGCTAGTTCGTAATCGTGCTAGTCGCGACACTGGAGGTCCTGATACTGCTTATGGTAACAGTTTGACCGCTGGTGCTGCAACAATTTTTGCGTTTTGTAAAGGTTTTACTGCTGATGGGTTTGATCAAGATGTTATTGAACAAGCTTATCTGAGTTGTGGTTTTAAGGCTAAGATTAAAATACACCCGATTAATGAGGCCACTGGTGTTACTTTTTTAAAAGGTAAATGGTGGACGTCTAATAGTGGGTATATTTGGGCTCCTTTACCTTCGAGAGTGTTGAAATTTGGTAAGAGTCTCCGGGATCCCATAGATATATGTGGTGGTACCCGTGAAGAAGCCAGTATTCAATTTCTTGCAATGCAGAGTGCCAATTATGACACTTTTTATTGTTGTCCTATTCTACGTGATATGGTTGACAACTGTAAAAATGATGATATTCCGCAAATACTCATTGATGATTACATCAAACAGACAAATAAATATAAGATCCAGGGTGGCTATTCCAAAACTGTTGAGGTTTTGTTGAACCACTATGTTGGGTTTTATAGGTTTTTATATCTTTCTTTATTGTCTGATGGGATTGTTGATGGACAATGGCGACCTAAGGTTGATTTGGTTCAAGCTTATGTTGATATTATGGATCGTTATAATGTGGGGCATGATTTGATTGTTAGCACAGCTAATATGATTCGAACTTCTAAGAGGCTCAGTTTTATGCAATCGCCGTTATTTGAAATAATGGCACTGCATGATTATAACTGAGTTTCTTTTATGGCCCGTCTTTTAGTGGTTGGTGGACGGGAGGGCGTTATCTATGCGCCAACGAATTCAGAGGGAGCTTATACAAATTAACCATGAAATATGGTCAGAAAAAAGAAACAATTAAAAACTCAACTGTTGAAAAAACAGGTGCCATTGAACGTATCTCGTCCAAAGCTGAGCAAGTCAAGAACCTTATCTCAACAGGTGGTTCCAAAGGAAATTCTTTCCGAGATCAAAACCAGTTTAGACGGCCACAAGTTGCGACCGGAAAAACTGGAGGAGACGGAAAGTTGGTTGGACTGGTTGCTGGACAAAGCACAAAAGTTCGGCCCAATTCTCTTGGAGGTCCTACCAGAATTAATAGCACTTCTTTAAGTCATGAAATTAATTACATGAATAAAGGGGTGCGTATGTCGGTTGCTACTCGTCATCCTTCTTTGGCGTCTTATACTAAGGCGGTTAAAGCGGATATGTCCATGCCTTTAACTCAGGGATCTAGTTTCCATGGGTCCCGTCATCAGGAATATGAATACATGCGTGGTTCTGATCACCATGTTAGGATTTCTGGGCGGGAGTTTCTCATGAATTTATCTACTGTGGTTGCTGGACCTGGTAGTACTTTAACTGTTGGTGAGCGTTTTCCTTCTGGGGTTGCTGTTTTGGATCCACGAGGTATAGGGGGTCGTATTCAATATTTTGCTGAGTCTTATGCTCAACATAGATTTTTGAAGTGTCGCCTTTCATATGAGCCCGTGGCCCCTGCTACTCAAGCTGGTGCATTATTTATTTATTTTGCCCCAGATGTTGGGGAGATTACTTTTGTTACTGGTACTAGGTTGTTACAACATGCTTCTACGTTTCCTTGTTTTGTTCAAACTTCGGTTTGGCAAGCCTGTATTTTGGATATTGATCCACAGGATGCTTTTGTGCGTTATTTCGATAGTACAGTTGGTGAGTTTCGTACGGAGTCGCAGGGTATTATTACTGTCTGCGCTGCCAGTGACTTGCCGGATGAAGTTGCTTTTGGCAATTTGTATTTGGAGTATGATGTTGATTTTTATTCACCAGAACTTGATTTTGAATTGGAGTTTCGTACTGAGGGGGTTGTTTACATTGATTTTTCTGCTGTTACCGGCGCTATGCTTGCTGGAAACGCTGTTTTAGCGTCTTCAGGCGGCATTGTTGCTGGTTACGGCGGGTTGTCATTGTTATCTGGTTTTCCTCCCGGTGCAACTGCAGTCATTGATTTGGTTGACTGGATGTTTTATGGTGTTATTACCAGTTCTACCACTGGTTTTAACATAGATGCTTTGGGTAACGGTGCTGCATTACCATTGGCGAATGGTTTATGTGGTTGGTTCCGCTTTTGGACTTCTGGGGCTGTTGTCTTGACTGGTTTTACGCCCAGTCTTGCTTCAGCTTCACAGGATGAGAGTGGGCCTGTTGCCTACAACACTGATGCGTTGACTTATTTTGCGGCAAATTATACATTTGTTGGTGCAGAATTTATGTCTTTTCAGGGTTGGTGGTACTTAATTCGTTAAGAAATCCTTCTGAAAATAGGTAGGGTAAAGCGCG